AATGTCAGCTTTACTTTTTCGCAACTGTTTCACCAGTTTAGGAAAGTTTACAGCGTGCCACGTGTCGTCGTCCGCTTGCGCGCTTATCCAATCATCAGTTTTTATTTGAGCAACACCTTCGTTGATCGTTTTGAAACAACCAAGATTTTTTTCGTTACGATAAACCTTTGTATCTATAATATAAGCCGCCTCGTACTCTGCCGGGTTGAAGTTATCGCTTGCGTCATCAACAATGATATGCCTATCAGCGCCGGCGCACGACTGTATCATTTCATGGAACCATTCTTTAACCGGGTTATGTGTTGGCGTTACTATTGTTATCATATCTCTGTCGGTAACTGACCTCTAAACGGAAGTAACGTGTCACGAAGCCCAACGTTATACAGTTTACAGCCTTCTTCTTCATAAAACCCTTCTATACGTTCTAACTCTTTAACTAACCATTGCGCGCCGAACCGTAACGGGTCTTTTGTGCTTGACCCGTAGAAATGTGTTTCTTTTTTGGAATACACGCAGTCGCAACCCGCGACCGCAACGGTACACCGCTCGCCAGTATTAAGAGAATAGTTAAGTAAATCACATAAACAGTTTAGCAACATCGTCCCGCTACCGCGGAACTCGTACTTGTAATTATTTTCGCCGGCCGGATTCTTTGCACGCGATTCTAACTCCATTCTTACTTTATGCGTTGGTTGAACTTTACCTAAGTCAATAAAGTCCGTAGAATGTAACCACCACCACACGTTATCAGGGTCGATACTCCACGCGTTGTTTATCGCACAAAGTTTGTACCCTCGGTTAAGAACTGTCTTACCAAATTCAGCGTACCAATCTTTTATGTATGGCGCCGATCCTATTAATAAAAATTTATTCATAATAAAACGGCCGGGGAGCCGAAACTCCCCGGATTAAGTTTATGCACCAGTAATGACTCGACAGAACGCGTTTGCTATCCCGTGAGATAATCCCCAACGTGTGATAACTCTAAACTGTGTTGCATACTCTTTAAACAGACCATAAGGATCAACGTCAAGAACGATTCCGCCTTTACGTCGTCCAACTAAGAACTTCTTGAAATTGCCAAACACGACAAACCCTGTTGACCCGGCAGTGGTGTTGGTAATCTTCGAACTCTGAAAATATGGGAACCCGTAAACTGTACCCGGCTGCGCTGCGGCAACTGGCGCCCAAACCGGCGCACCGTTACTGTCAACTAACCCGCGTAAGTGGTGTAACCCAATCTGCCCGACGATGAACTTAGCGCCGGCGTGGTAACTCTGGTCAACACTGTAAATAGCTTCTGATAACTTAGCAGCAGTGATCGTTGAGAAAGCGGCGCCGCTTAATACAACAGACTTTCCTGCGGCGGCCGTTAAAACACCTGATACAGGGTTTCCAGTACCGTTAAGAACTTGGTTGTCTAACTCAAGAAGAATTGCTTCAATAAACTGGTCAGTGATGAGACCGACAACGTCATAACTCGCATCCTCAAGTAACTCGTTAGTCACCTGAGTTAAAGCGTCAAGCTTCTTAGCAGTTAGAGTTTGTCTGTCAAACACTGGCGAAGTTTGTGTCGCAGCAGTTTTTTCAGTTGTCCACGCAACAGTTACGTTAGTTCCTTCTGTTGGAACGTACATAACGTCAGAACCCATAGGCATAACAGTACACTCGTTTAACGCAAAACCAACGTTACGGCCAAGCTTTAAAATGTCGCTTGCCATTTCGTCCGGCACCAAGTATCCACCTTCTGTGGTTGTACCTTCTGACACGCTGATCGTTTTCTGGAAATCTGTGATGAATTGCATCGCTGCTAAATCTTGATGCTTTTTAGCTTTGTAAATAGACAAGATGTACTTAGAATAGTTTTCACAGTTCTCTGGGTCTTTAAAGAACTGGAAATCGCGCGGCGACTTCTCTGCCGCGTTACGCATCTTGATTAACTGATGATCCATGTTGTACCCGAGGAACTTCTTTTCTTTGAAATTGAAGCTTACGTTTTTAGCTTGCATCGGTGTTTTTTCAATTGCTGTAACTTTACTTTCAAGAGCAGCGACCTTTTCTTGAACAGTTTTTAAGCCGTCTGTTACAACGCCTTTAATCTGATCAATCAAACTTTTCTGCTCAACAGCTTCGCCACATTCTGGACAAAACTTAACGCCTTTTTGTAACTCGGCGCCACACTTACATTTTTCCATTGAAACTCTCCTTTACTGCGTTAATTATATCTGAACTCTTAACTTCGCCGTCGGAACGTTTCGGCGTTGCCACGTCCCCGGAAAGTATTTTCTCGTATTTCTGTTTTGCTTGTAAATCCTTAAGCACTTCTTCAACGCGCGCCGATAACCCTTTCTCTAACTCGTCAACGCGTTTCTGTAAATCTATAACTTCTTGCGACACAACTTTTTCTACTTCTTCTTCCACAACGAACTCATTAACTTCTCTCTTCGCAACTGCGTCTTTAAGAATCTCTACCTCATCGTGTGTTATCGCGCCTTTGGCTATCGCTTCGCTGATCCCTTTATCAGTTAGCAACGCTTCCGGGTTAGCCGGTACGCTAACTAACGACAACTCAAGAAGCTCTTGCTTCTCAAATGTTCGGTACGGCTCATCTTTCCCTTGGCCAAACTTCCACGACGCCGGAGCAAACCCAACGCTCGACGCTTTCATAAACCCGCTTTTATATAGTTTACGGTATATGTCTGCTTCCGGGTTGATCCCCTCTTCGGGAAACTGGATCTTAAACATCAACTTACCGTCAACGATCTTAACGCTCGACGCTTTACCAATCGCCGGTTTACTGTAATTATGCGCCGGTAAAACAACAGGGTTTTTCTTAAAGTTCTTTAAATCCCACCCGTTTATATCTATAACCTCGCCGTCACGATCTTGCAGTGACGTCGAACCGATAATCTCAATCTCTTTTTCGCCAAGAACCTTTACTTCGGCGTCCTGTAACTCGTACCCATATACGTCCTGCCCATTCCTTTTCCCTATAACTTTGGCCATTAGATCCCCTCCTATTCAATGATTGGTATTTCTGTACACCGACAATTAACAACTTCTTCCGCCGGCCCGTCGTCGCCGGGAAACATTAACCCGTTACTAAACGGTTTGTTTATATCTCGAATCTCTCCGTCCAACGCTAAATGCGCGTCACGCGCTTCGCTATCTGCGACGACCCACTGCTTCTTTGTCGCGCCGGCTTCTTCATAGTAAAGTTGCGACGACCCGTTAAGCGCGCCGGTTGTTTCCGTCCTAGCAATCGCTGCCGACCTGCTCGACGACACGTTATACACGCGTTTAATGCGGTCTGATAAACTCTGTATACTTTCACCTTGAACTAACCCCGACGCCACTTCTTCTTGGTACCGCCGAATCTCATCTTCGAGTTGCCGCCGCGTTGTGTCGTTGACAAATTGCAAGCGCCGCGACTTCATTATTAGGAACGACCTCAACTTCATATCAACGATAGACTGGTCTATCATAATATCGCCAAGAATTGACGTAGCAAAACTCTTCCCACTCTCTATCGCCTCAGTAAGGTACGGCATCGCACGTTTAATCAGCTCGTCATTCTCCGCTGACCAGTTAATAGTTAACGCAACGTCTTTTTTCGATTTATTTTCTAAATCAAGGTTTTCGAGAACTCGTTTTCGCTGCTCAAAGAAGAACCGCTTCATAGAACTGGAAAACTTAACCTCAACACCGCTGTGAAGCACCTCAAAACGCTTCCAAACGGCTCTGTCAGTGAGTTTTACTTCCTTATGTATAGTTTTACCCTCATCAACGCTTAAATCGCGTTGTGGTGCCTCTCCTGCGGGAACCATAGAAAACGGTATCCAATGGTAATCACGCCACGGCTTGGCGTCAAACCCAAGCTCTAACTTCTCATTTATCTCATTGGCTGTGAACCCTAACTGACTAAGCTTTAACGCAACTTCAATCTTTTCTTTATAATCTTCCTGAAACGCCGGAACGTTAGAGTAATCAAATTGGCAGTAATACTTTGGGTAAGCCGGCTGTAATAAGAACCGGTTAAACGATGCCTCGACTTTACGTAACGCCGGAGCCAAGGTGTAAAGCCAGAAAATCTTCATCTGCCCTACGAACGTCGCATAGTTCAGGTCGTCGGTTATGTTGAATAACGCTTTCGGTGTGCGGTACACGCCGAGTATCTCTTCTCTGGTGTATCGCTGCTGTTCAATAAACTCCATATCTTTATGCGAACTTGCAGCGGTATCGGTCTTGAGGCCGCCTTGCAGTATCGCTAACTTAAACGCCTTTGACGCGCCTTGGTGATTCTTTTTGAACTGCGCTATCAACCTCTTCTCTTGATCTTCGGTCAAGGTTTTCTCAGTAGTCAAGAAATGTGGCGGTAACGCGTTATTATCAAAGAACGCCTTGTTATACAACAACGCTGAGTAATCTACCGCTATAACATTTTTAAGCACGTCAACAGGCGCTAACCCGCGGTGCCGATTGTATGGGTTCCAATCTTTAATATGTATTATCTCGTCCGGGTCAAAGATTGTTGCGCCTGACTTCCACCGCACAACTACGCCGTTAGATATCTCTGGCTCAAAATCTTTTGGGTTGAACGGCCATAACTCAACAGGAAGCTTTGACGTGCCTGCTGCGTTACCTCGACCTTGCGTTTTAACTATTATTACTTCACCGCATAACACATAAAACCCGACGACCGCTTGAATAAAGTCGCTCCGGCTCATCGTTGGGTTTGGGTTGTCTAACAACTGCACAACGTCGGCCGGGTATATCTCTTCTTCGGTATTATAATCTTTTATTACAAGCTCTGCTTGCGGGACGTTATCAGCTATGGCTTTTATAGCCTTATACACGCTTGGCGACTGGCTGTACGGTTTCCTTATAGTTTCGCCGCCGAGTATCATGTTTTCTTGCGCGGCCTGCCAAAGCTCTTTATACCCTTTAACATATCCAAACCGCTTTAACATACTATCGATTATCTTCATTGCTCTCCTTATATAAAAGTTACTTTAACCTCAGAATCTTCGATGTCACCTATCGTATACCTCAACGCGTCCATAGCGTGATCGTTAAACTTCACCGGCTCGTCAATTATTCTTCCGGTCTGATCTTCTTTCCACTTATAACTTTTAATCTCTTTAATCACATTGACACTTCGTTTTGTTACAAATATCTTATATCTTTTAACGCTATCTATCCCGTCCTTAACGCTATTCTTCCCTTTTCGGCACCCTTCGATCCAGTACCCGGCGCGCGAGATTTCCTCAATCCTGTCCGGCTCCGCGCTATCAGCTTTAATCTTCTTATTTTTGTTATCAATGAACTCCGGGAACCGTGATATCAAGTCACTGTTAGTAAGTTTAGTTTCATAAAGCAACTCATCTATATATATATTTAACTTATCCTTTACCCCAACGCGCAACACTGCCGTCGGGTTGTTATACCCAAAATCTATACCGTACTGCTCTTCGTCGCAATTTTCCGGAAACGCGTCTACAACTTCCCAGTTAGTATATATTACCGATTGAGCCGTACCACGTTCGCCTAACCCGTAAACGCGCCAGTAATTATCGTCTTGATCTTTAAGGCGCTCTATCTCTTCGACGATAGATTTGTCAAGGAACGGATTATCTTTATAAGTCGACTGGATAAACTTACAATCTTTACGCGAAACAACGTCGTCGTATATCCAATGGAACTCGTCCGACGGGTTATAATCTAATATCCTAATGCCCGTTGTTCTGATGTTAAGCTGAAAGAAGTCCTCTTTTGTAAACTCGTTAGCTTCGTTCAGCCACAGCCAGTCGCGTTTAGTTCCGCGCTTCTTTTGCGGCTGATCTAACGACATAAACTCAACCACTCCGCCGCCTAACCGATACTCCTTCTCTGTCTTATTATATAACCGCTCGTCGTACAAATTAACACTTTGCAGTATCTCAAAGAAGTCGCGCATGACAGAACTTCGTAAGCTCGGTAACGTCTTTCTTACAACGGTTAACCGATTCCCCGGATTCTCTAACAATTTGACAATGAACAGTTGCGCGATACTGTACGTCTTACTTGACCTTGTACCGCCTTGGTTTACTATATATTGGTAATCCGGCCACGCTTCTTTGTTTCGCCGGAACACGTTCGTAACTTGCAACTTCATTCGACATATTCAACTGTTATCTTGCTGTTAAGTTCGCCTGACTGTTCTGTCTTATCTCTTTGGCCGAGATACTGTTTACCAAGCCAAATCTGCATTGTGACATTACCATTTTCCGCGCTTCTAAACTGCATTCGGCGCACGCTAGCTTTTCCGAACTCGGCGAACTTTTTATATACTTCGGAGAAACCGGCGCCGTAATGTTCAACTAACCTTTTACATAAAGTCTTATCAGTAACATCTAAAACAGAACATATTTCTGCTTCGGTACACTGTATCTTGCATAACGACTCGAACTGATTAAAGTCAATTTCTTTGCTTGGCCTAGCCATTTAGTTTCTCCGCTTGCGTAGACTTTCGAGGATTATAATCCGAAGGACAAAGCTTATTTATATCAACATACTCTATTTTTATTTTATCTTCCATAATTATATTAAGGGTCGCACTATGCGCCGGCGCAGTGAGCGCTATTTTAAATTTACCCTTCATATATATGGTAATTTAAAATTTAAGTGGTGAAATTTTACAGAAGTATATTAACTGGAAGGACTTGTATTAATTTTAGAGTTTAAAATCACGTTTGCCGCGATTACACTCAAAACAAGCAGTAATCAAATTATCTTCATCGTTTGTGCCACCTTTACTTATTGGCTTCTTATGATCAATTTCTAACCTTGATTCTTCTGCCGATATGCCGCAATATTGACATTTAAATTTATCTCTTTTTAAAATTATAAATCTTTTCTTCGGCGATAAAGGTACCCTTTTATTACATTTTTTATTGTTCATTGATTCAATAATTAATTGTTTTTTCATATAATCATCAACTTCTTTTTTGGAAATTTTTTTGTTTGTAACTCCTTTATACTGTTTTTCTGCTTTATTTATACACCATTTTGCTGTTTCTTTTTCACACCAGTTTGGTTGTTGGAATAAATAAATCATATACAGAAACGTTTCCGGAAGCGTTTTATATGTATAAAATCCAAGCTTACCGGTAACCACATAAAAAAAAGTACGATAATATACCATAGCATTATAATTTTCTTTTGTTTCTTGCATTTTTATCCCTATCTTTTACGGTCGGATTAGATAACCTCAACACTTTTGCCGCCCTGTTATAACTCCACCCCATACAAGAACAAAGTATATAACAAATAACTTCTTCATCTGAAAGTTCAGCAAACTCAATAGATAAACGTTGTCGGATTCCTGTTGAAAAAATAGTCAATCCGTTTGCAATAGCTTGTTTCTTTGTTAATTCCTCTCTTGACAATACAACTCCTTATGCTATAATCGGTTATAGATAAGAAGTTGTTTCACTACCCGGTACGCCAATACCGGGTTTTTTATTCTTTTCTCATACGTTCAAGACAATCTTCGCAATAC